TCCTTGCATGTTTCTTGCCACACAGGAAAACTTGCTGACCATCCATATTCTTGTGCATCCTTTAACAGTTTACTACCTGCTGAATCTCTGTCTGCTACTACAATAACTTCACGACCTAGACTATCAATTATATCTGCTTGTTGCTCACTGACTTCATTGTGCATAACAGCAACACCATCAATAGCCATAGCATCAAAAGGACCTTCACACACAATAACAAACTTCCAATCGTGTTGTTGTTTGTTAACATTAAACACATAACCTTTATCAAACTTGTTCCAATACTTTGGTTTTACTTTTGGATCTACTGCTCTGCCTACGTATCCAATTAAGTCTCGTTTCCAATAGCAAGGAACTATAACTCGCTTGTGCATGTTGTTGGATTCATCATCTGTTACATAAAAGTCATAGTCTTGTATGTCTATCTTACGATCATAAACATATTCTAATGCCGGATGTGCTTTGTCTAACTGTTTAAACTCTTGCGAATCTTTTGGTAGGCTGTATGGTTTAAAGTTTACAGGTTCTTCTTCTTTAACTTCTTCTTCAGGCGCAACTAGATCTTTAATACGTATTGCTTCAATTACTAGTCTTTTTATTTCTAGTTCATCAACCCCAAACCAGGACATTAATTTTCTAAACTTATAAGTTAAATGTCTACCTGGTTGATAACTAGTTTTGAAGTTACAGTTAAAGCAATGATATGATATTGAACCATCTGGATTATTTGCTATGCCACCCCTACCACGTCTGTCAGGTGTTTCGCCATTGTGTTCACAGCAGACAGCATTAAATGATGTCCAACCACTGGGACTTGTTTTCTTTTTTGTAGGTAAGATTGACTTTACAAAATCTTGTACGGTATTCAGCATATATTTTATTATACGCTCTTTTTAGGAAAAGATCAAATGATTTTTGGTTAGAAACCTGGTTTGATATTCAATTCAGTATAGATACCATAGTTGTCATCTGCATACAATGGTCCTTCTGAACTGACTGTAACTGATTTGAATGCTAGTTTGTATTTGTTCTGATCCAAGTTGGCCAAAAATTCTTCTGTAAATGTAACTGTAGCTGTACCAATTGATGCGTTGCTAACACTAACACTGACATTAGCAACTACATTAGCATTTGCCTGTGTTGGGTATATAGATTCAATTACATAACCTGTAATTGTATGCCCAGAAATGTTTGCTGGTTTCTGATCCTGATTTTTAAATTCAATTTTGACTAGGTTATCAGTACCCCTATAAACGTCCACAGCTCTATTATACACGATTCGCCACCTTGTTTTAATTGTATCATCATTGTCCAATTTTTGGACAGTGATTTTATTATCATATAAATAACTTGTAATTACTGACATTAAAGAATCCTTTACAATATTTATTCAATGAACGATAAAGTTAAACAGCTACTTGATCAATATCCATTTTTAAGTTACCTCACATATGGCGGTAATGAATACATAGGAATAATTCAAAACTCTGATGAAGTAATTACCACAGTCTACGATTTCAGTACAATTAAAGATAAAAAAGATAAAGAACTATACCTAGAACTAGCAGATCAATGGTGGTGGGAATCTAATAGACTAATTCCAATTAATGTATTCTTAAAGAAAGACTGGATGCCTTTTAAGGCCATATTAAAAACATTTAATTCAAAGGACGTAGAAATTATACATGGTCCTTATGTCAGTCTTAAAGAGATAGCACAGAAACGTTCTAAGCGTCGTTCGATAACTCTTGTTCGCAAAGTAAATTCAAATTAACAACAACTAACTGTGCGTAGGAAACTGCGTGTGCCTGTTTAAAATAATAACTTTCATCTTTAGGTTTAATCCAAACATCTTCTGCGACTTCTTGCCATGTCTTGCCTATTAGATGTCTTTTTGCTGGACGTATCACACTAAGAAACATAGCCAGTCTTGGAATTGAATCAATTGGTTCTGGCATCTTCAACATAGTATCATAGTGATTGTTGACGTGTATTAATTGTTCGCATACTTTTGGATCATATAGTTTAGTCCAATCTGGTTCACGCATAAGCTCAACAAGATGTTGCTCATCTCTAACACTCTTATAAACATTTACGTTGAGTAAATCTAGTTTTTGATATCCTCTGTCTTCTGCTACTTTATGATCAATACTGGCCCAACCTGTAAATGGATCTTGTGGTATTTCTGTAGCATACACACCAGTGTTATGTTTGACTAGTTCACCGTCACGCATAATACTTGCTGGTATAGTATCAAACAATGCTAGTGCTTGATCTCTATCTGCAAAGTCAATATCAATGTCTGACTTGAACTTTACTGTCATAGTCCTGCCTCTTTCAATATCTTTTTGACCCACTCAGTGTCTGCCATATAGTCTATAAACTTACGTTGCCAATACTCTGGATCTATTGTTGGAAGTATAATCGCAACTTGTTCATCATTAAGTCTATCAAGAAATTCAACCCCACTATCACAATTAAAAACGATCCAAGGACTAACGCGGCCATTAGATATATGATGTATAATACGGTTAGTGGAACCATAGCGAAAATAATCACGGAGTCCGGCCACTCCATCGGATGTTTCATCTACATACTCCTGCATTTCAGTTAAAGCACGTTCTAGTGCATCTTGTACTGCTTCTTTACGAATATATGTTGCAAGATACTCTGCATACACAGATTCCTTGCACCAATGATCTAATTTTTTATTTTCTTTAATAACCCATTCAATAAACATTTTAGGATTAACTGCACGAATATCGATAATGTGTCTGCCAAATTTAATAAAAGCCATATAGTACGGACTTTTAGCAAAGTCCTGATACGTTTTCATTTTAGCAGAACCTTGTGTAAGTTCATAGAAGCGTAAGTAAGCCTGCATACCCATTTGTACACCTACTTCTTTTTCTTGTTGTTGTCTGCGTTTTTGTTCGCACATGTGCGCCGCAAGGGTGCTTTCCCTGCGGAATGATTTTTCACAGTACTTACACTTATAACTCGGCTTTGATTGATTTGTCATCATATCCGAGTTCTTTCGCCATGTCTCTAAGATCTCGTTTACCATTGATTTTTGCTAATAAGTCTATCTCGTCTTGTTTCATATTAGGATACAGTTTAGCCAAAAACTTCTGACTTTTGTTATCCCCCTCTTTTTTCTTTGTCTTTAACCAGTAATGAAATTGATTGCCCATGCCAGGTGACACTGTGGTACAGCATAACCATTGTAGTTTAGTATGGCGATTAATATCAAAGAAGTACTTGTTAACACGTTTATTTGTAGCTATCAAATAATAGGCCTGTAGATCTACTCCGCCACCTACATTAGCACCATACTTTAACATTAGATATGTTGAAAACTTTTTCTTTTCCTCATCAGTAAATTTATCATAGTAAGCACGATCTTTACGATCAAATGCCGCCATTTCATTACCAATATATAATGGATCTTGATTTCTA